GTTAACGGTGCTGTTGTGTCTTGGCCGTGAGTCTGCTATGGAAAAAGCAGGTGCGGTAATGGCACTATACGGCGAAGATTTTGCGAAGTATCGCGAGGAATTCCCTCATGGCTAATCCAGTAGTTGCCATCGCCGCATCCAGTATTGGATCGGCTGCAATTGGCAGTCGTTCAGCAAGCAAGGCTGCCAAAGCGCAACAACAGGCCGCAGACCAAGCAGCCCAAGTTCAGCGCGAGATATTCCAGAAGCAGACTGAACTGCAAGAGCCATTCCGTCAGGCGGGCATTACTTCGCAAAACGAATTGATGCGATTGCTCGGAATTGGCGGAGATCAGGCCGCTGCTGACTATGGGATGCTAACTCGCCAATTTGGCGCACAGGATTTGCAAATGGACCCCGGCTACGGTTTCCGGTTGCGTGAAGGCGAGAAAGCCCTTGAGCGCATGCAGGCCGCTCGCGGAAATTTGTTGTCAGGCAGCGCCATCAAGGCCGGACAACGATATGGGCAGGATTATGCCTCGCAAGAGTACATGAACGCCTTTAATCGAGCGCAAGCGCAGTTAGGCACGCGCCTTGGTGCGCTTGGTAGTTTGTACGGTGCCGGTCAGGCTGCTGCACAACAAGTTGCGGGACAAGCCGGACAAATGGGCGCTAACGTCGGTAATTTGATGACAGAAGGCGGCCAGGCTCGCGCTTCTGGTTATTTGGGTCAAGCCAACGCTTTGAACCAAGCGTTACAGCAAGGCGCTGGGTTGTATGGCATGTATCAAGGCGGATATTTTGGCCCCACAAACGTAACTCCGGGCGGCGGCCAGAATTTGCAGACTTTGAATTACATGGGTCCCCAATATGGGAATGTGGTGTAAGTCATGGCAGTTATAGGCGCAACACAACTTGAACCCGTAAACGTGCTTGGCTCGTTTGTGGGGGGTTTAGAAGCCGGACGAACGGCTGCTGCACAGCGACAAAAAGAAGCCGAGGCGCTTCGCCTGCAACGGCAGCAAGAGGCAGTCAATGCCCTTATTGGCACAGGTGCTTTGGAAACGGCGGAAGGCCGTAATGCGCTTGCGCGTATGCCCGGTGGGTTTGAAGTGCTTAAAGGGTATGGCGAATCACAAGAAAGCCTTGGTAAAGGCATGGAAGCGCAAACCAAGGGGCTGTCAGACCGACTGCAACTTTGGAAGCGCATGTTGCCTGCCGATCCTGTTAGCGCTGCTCGATGGGTTCAGTCTGCTTACGCCGATCCAATCGTCGGGCCTGAATTAGCAAAGTTTGGCACACGCGAAGAAGTTATTGCTGGAATTCCATCTGATCCCGCTAACTACATGAAGTGGGCAGAAGGCGTTTCCATGTTTGCGGACGAATACGCCAAGCGTCGCGTTCCGACTGCCGAAGCCATGTTGCCGTACACGCAACCCAAGTCGCCAGAAGTGTTGGCACAGGAAGTTATGAAGGCGCGTGCGGGAGCGCCAACGACTGTCATTGGCGGCACAGGAAAGTTTGGAGAAGCCGTAGCCAAGGGTGGCGGCGAAGAAATTGTAGAAAGCAGAAATCAAGCGTCGGCCGCTTTGGCAAGCATTAACAACATCCAAAGCCTTCTGCCGCTTGTCTCTAGCCCAGAATTTATTTCTGGCACGCTGGGTGATGCTCGCCTTGCTGTTGCCAAAGCCCTTAATCTTCCGGGCGCAACAGAGACGCAAGTGTATTTTAGTGGTATCGGTCGTGACGTTGCTGAAATCATTAAAGCGTTTGGCGCCGGAACTGGCTTGTCGGATGCCGACCGTGAGTTTGCCAAAGGCATCGCTGGCGGTGACATCAAACTAACTGGCCCTGCAATTCGCAAGATTTTGTGGCTAAACGCTAACTACAACAACGAGCGTATTAAGCGATATAACCAGCGCGTTTCAGAGATTGCCTCTAATCCGATGACGGATGAGGCAACAAGGCAGCAGTTGGCGGTCCTTCATGCGCCAATTCAAGCAGTTGACGTTGGTCCACGCCCCGTCATGAGCAAGGACGAGGCTAAGTTGTTGCCACCTGGAACATCATTTGTGATGCCGGATGGCGCGGTGTATCGCGTTCCAGCAAAAAAGAAGTAGGTCGTCGTCATGGCTAAAGATCAGTCGATGGCTGAGTTTGAGTTGGTTAGCCCAGCGCCAAGCCAAACAACGGAAGTTCCCAGAGGACGCAAAGGCTCTAACTCAATGGCTGAGTTTGAGTTAATTTCCGCTGCGCCTGCGGCCCCGCCTAAGCCTCCTAGAACTTGGTCACAAATTCCCGGTGAGGCATTTGAGAGTTTTATTCCAAGCGCCCAGCGGTTTTTAGGCGGCGTTTACGAAACTATTACCAAGCCGGTAGAGACGCTTACTGGGCTTGGGGAAATACTCACTGGCGCGTATGCGAGATTTATTCCGCAAGAGTGGATGGCTCGCCCTGATAAAGCCCAAGAGTTTATTGAAAAAGCCAATGCCGTTGGCGGTGCTTACAAGGATCGCTACGGAAGTGTTGAGGCGTTAAAAAACACCATTGCTACCGACCCCGTTGGGTTTGCCGCTGACATATCTATGTTTACCGGCGCTGGCGCTGCTGTGACCCCAGGTCGCACAGGCCAAGTCCTTGGCACTGTCTCGCGCTATACCGACCCTTTGCGGGTTTCTGGCATCCTTCCCACCGCAGAGATTCTGGGTGGCGCTGGCGTAAAAGGCTTGTCCACCATTAGCCGTGGCGCAAAAACCAACTTGTTGATGGAGTCGGTTGAAGGCCGTGCCCCGGAAGTTATCAATGCGCTGCGGCAGCAACGGCAATACGTTCCTGGCTCAGCGCCGACCGCTGGCGAGGTTGTTGCTGAAATTGGCATGCAACCGGGAGTGGTGCCGCTTACTCGATATGCCGCTTTGCAAGAAAGCGCAACCAAAGTGTTGCCAAGCGAATACCTTGCACGAGAGCAAGCGCAGGAGGCCGCAAGACTTAGTTACATACGCAACATTGGCGGAAGCGATCCGGCGAGCCAATTCGTGTTTGACGCAGCAAACAAGTTGCGAGCCAATGAAGCCAAAATGCTTTATGGCAAGGCAGGTACAAAGGTTGTTCTTGAGGATGCAACCTTACAGACCTTGAAGCAACGCCCGTCAATGCAGAAAGCATTTGATTTGGCAGAAAGGCTTGCTAAGGAAGAAGGTGTTACGTTTGGTTCAATAGCGCCTACGTCGGCTCTTGCCCAACCGGGAGCGCGTGGCTACCTTGTTGCTGACATGCACTATGTCAAGCAAGCGCTTGACGAGATGATTAAAGACCCGGCTGCGGCTGGTATTGCAAAAACAGAAGCCAAACTGATTACCAATACTCGCCAACAGTTTTTAGATTGGCTTGAAGAGAACGCTCCCGAATACAAAACGGCTCGTGAGTCGTTTGCCGCTCGAAGTAAACCAATTACTCAAATGGAAATTGGCGAGTTTTTGGAAAAGAAACTTGTTGGCGCTAGGGGCGAAGAGCGTCCTGGCGTGTTTGCTGGCGCCGTTAAGGAAGCGCCGACAACAATCAAGCGTGCAACAGGTCAAACTCGGTTTGAAAAGTTGTCTGAAGTGTTGACGCCGGACCAAGTTAAGATTGTTAAAGACATTCAGGCTGACTTGAACCGACAGTTGGCATTGTCACAACAAGCAACAGCCGCTCGCCAAACAGGCCCAGCGGCAACTCGCGCTGGTAGCGAACTGTTGGAAGCGGCATTTGGCGGCGTGGCCGCGCCTAACGTACTTAACGCTGTAATTACCGCCACCAATGCAATCTTGCGTAGATTAGGCGCGAAGATTGACCGTAAGGTTGCTCTTCAGATTGCCACTGAAATGCTTGATCCGCAGCAAGCGGCTGCGGCACTGGAGCAGGCGCAACGTCGTGCTAGTGCCGTAGAAGCCGTGGAGCGAGGGGTTCGCGCAGCCGGAGGCGCGACTGGGCGGGCGCTGACGCCTATTTCAACGATTCAAAATCGGCTTGTAGAGGGCCAAAACCAAAACGCCCTTGCGAGGTAAGTTGACGTGGACGACATGCAGGTTCTTTTTAACATCGTTTTGGGTGTGGCCGCTTTCTTGGGCGGCTGGATGGTTAACAACCTGACACGCAGCATCGAGCGGCTTGACCGGGAAATGCGCGAGATGCCCCACGTCTACGTTCGCCGCGAAGACTACCGTGATGACATCCAGTATATACGCCGGACGCTGGACGACATTTTCAACCTGATTAACCAACTCAGCACGACAAAGGCCGACAAATGAGCGAGGACATTGAACTGCTGAAGGTGCAGATTAAGGCCGAGTTGCAGCGCCTTGAGGCTAACAGCAGTGCCAAGGACGTAGCCGGTAAGGCTATCGGTAAGGACGGCCTCAAGTACATCACCGCCATCGTGGTAATCGGTGTGTTGTCTAGCCTTGCGTTGGATAGCGACAAGATTGCCGCCGTGATGGGTTTGCTCGGCGCCTCGCTGACCGCCCTTATCTCCATGCTGGCGTCCATCGCTGGCACTGTGGAGAAGGAAGAGAAGCCTGAGTTTGAGGTCATTAAGGAACTGATCGCCAAACTGGACAAACTTGACCGCAAGGAACAGCCGATGCGGGTCGATGTCGAGGAAGGCCATGTGACCGTAACCAAGGGCGACGATGTAGTGAGGGCTTCCAAATGATGACGATGGTTAGCACGTTTCTGTCGTTCTTGGCCGGTGGTTTGCCCAAGATTCTGCAAATCTTCCAAGACCGGCAAGACAAGAAGCACGAGTTAGCCCTTGTCGCTGCCCAGAAGGAGCGGGAGTTGGCCTTGGCCGAGCGCGGCTACATCGCCCAGGCTCGGGTTGAAGAGATCAAACTAGAGCAGATACAGACGCAGACGGCTGGTGAGGAGCGGCAGTCGCTCTACAACCACGACGTTGAGATTGGCAAGGGTGCAAGCCAGTGGATGATCAACCTGCGTGCCTCCGTGCGCCCGGTTGTCACCTACATTTTTGTGCTGGAACTGGTTGTCATCAACATGGCCGGTATGTGGTATGCGTGGAACCAAGGCGTACCGTTTGCGATTGCGCTGGAAAACGTGTTCTCTGAGGACGAGATGCTGATCCTGTCCTCGATTATTGCCTTCTGGTTTGGTACGCAGGCTTTTGGCAAAAAGTGAAGGTATCCGAGGCGGCGATCCGCACGATTAAGCATCACGAGGGCGTAAGGACGCGCCCTTACCGGTGTCCGGCTCTGCTATGGACGGTCGGAGTCGGCCACGTCATTGACCCGTCCCATGCAACAGTAAAGTTCGATGAAAGGCGCAATCTACCGATACCGGCAGGCTGGGATCGCACTCTCACAATGGGAGAAGTTGACGCTCTGCTTGCTGAAGACCTTAGCCGCTTTGAGCGTGGCGTGGCCCGCCTTTGCCCTGGGTCTGTTGGTAATCAAGGACAATTTGACGCCCTAGTCTCGTTCTCCTTTAACGTGGGACTAGGCAATCTTCAGCGCAGTAGCATACGGATGCGCTACAACCGGGGAGACATCGAGGGGGCAGCGGAAGCCTTCTTGATGTGGACAAAAGCAGCGGGCAAAGTATTGCCCGGACTGGTCAAGAGGCGCCGTGACGAGATGGCGATGTTTCTCAGCCAGCCGTAATTTAGCCTCATGGAGCAGGCGTCATGCGTAAAGACGGTATCCCTGCCACGTTCCAACTAGCCGGTCACACCATCAAAGTCAAAGTAATATCGCCTTCAAAGTGGCGTCACGGCAAAAATTGTGTTGGAATGTGGCTTCCTGATAAGTATGAGATTCACATCATAAGTTCTTGTAAAGGCACAAATCGGCAGCAAGTGTGGGCGCATGAGGCAACCCACGCCATGCTCGACATCGCCGGTCATGGAGACCTATCAAGCGATGAGCAATTTGTGGATCGAATCGGACACTTGCTGCAACAGATGCTCACCACTATGGAGTAGACGATGCAAGCAAAGGCCACCGACGATCAGATACTAAAGGCACTACAGGACGCCAACGGCATACGATCCGTAGTCGCAAACAAACTGGGGCTAAACGAACGAAGCCTACAGATGCGGATTAAGAAGATGAAGGCAAAGGGCTACACCATCCCTGCGTCCACGTATCAGCAAGGCGCCGTTAAGCAAGACGTAGACAAGCCCGGATTCTCCTTTACCCCGCTGCCCGACGACGACATTCCCATCGAGGAACTGATTGAGCAGCGCAAGCGTAAGTTCCTGCACAAGCGCGAACACGAAGAAGCCTCCAAACTCATTCCCATCAAGGTTAAGTTGGGCGGCGCTATCGGCTTACTGCACTTTGGCGACCCTCACGTAGACGACGACGGCTGCGACATCGGCGCGATTGAGCGTCACACGGCGCTGGTGAACAAAACCGAGGGGCTGTTTGCCTGCAACGTAGGCGACACCACGAACAACTGGTGTGGCCGCCTAGCCCGCCTCTACGCCGACCAGAGTACGTCAGCGGCGCAAGCCTGGAAGATTGCAGAGTGGTTTGTTGGCCGCTGCGACTGGCTGTACATGATTGCCGGAAACCACGACCTGTGGTCAGGCTCAGGCGATCCGCTGAAGTGGATAGCCAAGCAGCAGAACTCGCTCTATAAGTCCTCAGAAGCCCGTATAGCGCTTCGGTTCCCGAACGGCATGGAAGTGCGGGTCAATGCTCGCCACGACCACAGCGGCTCGTCTATCTGGAACCCGGCACATGGCCCGATGAAGGCGGCCATCATGGGAACCCGCGACCACATTTACGTGGCCGGTCACAAGCACGAAAGCGCTTATAGCGTCCTGAAGGATGCGATTACGGGAATCACCATGCACGCGGTCAAGGTCGCCTCGTACAAGGTGTATGACCGCTACGCCAAGGATCGAGGGTTCAGGGACAACGCCCTGTCACCCTGCGTCCTGACGACGATTAACCCAGACCTACCGCCTGACCATCCAGACTTGGTGAAGGTGTGGTGGGAACCGGAAGAGGGTGCGGACTACCTGAGTTTCCTGCGACGGCGCTGAAAATCTCAGCGCGTTCCCGAGCGGCTCGCAAGATGCAGTAGCGTTGGTGCAGCCGCTTGAGGAACGTCGTGCGACGTTGGCCGACGATTTCGTCGTCAAGTAGGGCTTTGACCTGCCCTTCGTTCAACAAGTTTAGTGATTGGTTAAGTGAGCGCCAGTTGTTCATGGCACTATTGTAAACGAATTATTTAAGCCGCTGCAAGTACAGGGCTTGTAGGGCGCATACGGTATCGTCAGGGTTGCGTGCCTCGTACCACTCGCCCCTAGGCTCAAATAGCCCCTGAAACCGCCTCTGGCCGTCTGAGAGCCGTCCGCCCTTCGCCTTGACCTCTACCCAACATATCCACGCCATGCCGTCGTGCATGGGCTTAATGGCAAGCAGGTCGGGGATGTCGTGACCGGCGCTGGCAAAGTCGATGACCTCGAAGTTCGCCTTGCGGAGGGCTTCGACTATATCCGTGTGGTTGTTGTCCCGACGTTTGGCGTAACGCATCGGCCTATTATGCCGCTTCTGCCCTTGCCTTCAATCGCGTCACGCCAGGTTCGCCCCACAGTTCCCTGACCATGCCCCGGATGTGCGGATCGCCGTACGCCTCCTTCACGTCCGGCAGGCTACGCAGAATGTCGCCCACGTAGTTCTTCAGCCACGACGCTCGCTCTTTCCGTTGCGACCAATCGCCCACGTTGATCCGCGCAAGGTACGCATCGGCTAACCGCAGTTTGTGGTAAGGATTTTCCCTTACCGACTCCCAGTACCGGATGTTGGCCTCAGACGCCCACGAAATGTCGCTGCTAACGATTTGCTGCTGGATCATTCGGCTTCACCACGCATTGAATCTGATACAGCCGCAGGGCAGGAATCTTGTCTTCCTTAAACCAGCGCAGCACGGCCTGACGAGTCACGCCTAACGCCCGAGCGATTTCCGCTTGGGAACCATAAATCTTCAGTAGTTGCTTAGGGGTCATGGGCGCACTGTAACGACTGTTGACACCATAGTCAACAGGCGTATACTTGACTCCGGGGATCGGCCCCGCTTACTGGAGACTACGATGGAACAAGATGACTTCCGCATCCTGCAAGAGCAGGAGCGCGACAGATTCATGGAACTGCACTGCCGTGCAGAACACGCCGCCTTCAACGTCATTGAAGGACTCAACGAACTCAACCGCATCGAAGCCGAAGGCGCTTTCAAACTGCATCAAGCGTTTGCTGAGTGCCTTGCCGCTATTGACGCTGCTTCCGCCAAACTGAGGAACGAACGATGAAACGCAAACAGAAGAAAACGGACGATTTGTACGACGTTAAAAGTGATTTTCCCTTAACGGCATTTACGCCGACATTTACTGGCGACGATGAAATAGATTGTGATGTGTTTATGGCTTTAACAATTTGCCTTGGCATGGTCAATCCGACCTACAAGGAAATAGGCGCGTCTTATTTGGTTGGAAATAAACCAAAAGAAAAGAATCGTGTTGTGAATTTGGCTGCCGGAATCATGACGCACCTTTTGGAAGACCTTAAGGTGTTTGAAAGGTTTGGCGCTGAATACGAAGGAATGTCAAAGCAGAAAGCAAAAGCAATGAGGAAAAAGAAATGAAGGTCTACGAAAAGATTGCTGCCGTCACTGCCGAACTGTCGAAGATCGGCATTAGCAAGGACAGCAAGAACACATCGCAGGGCTACGCTTTCCGTGGCATTGACGCTGTGTACGGTGCGCTCTCGCCCATGCTGTCAAAGCACGGCCTGTGCATCCTGCCTCGCGTGACTGACCGCCAGGTCATCGAGCGCCAGAACCGCCAAGGCACGGCGCTGTTCTACGTCACGCTGACCGTCGAGTTTGACTTTGTGGCCGCCGAGGACGGCAGCAAGCACACGGTCATTACCGTGGGTGAGGCGATGGACTCTGGCGACAAGGCCAGCAACAAGGCGATGTCTGCGGCCTACAAGTACGCAGCCTTCCAAGCCTTCTGTATCCCGACTGAGGGCGACAACGACGCGGACGCCCACACGCATGAGGTCTCTGCGACTGACCCCGCTGTCGAAGCGTCTGTAGATGCCGCCACCACTATTGAGGAGTTGAACAACGTATGGAAAAGCCTAAGCGCCGAACAAAGAAAGACCCACTTGCCGATCTTCTCAACCCGCAAGACCCAACTCTCCGGCAAGTAATCGACGACGTATCTGCATACATCGTCCGTTACTCGCTAACAACAACGGAGGCCAGTTTGGAACAGATCATCGAAGAACGGTTAGCCGGTGATTGGAAGAACGGGTTTTTCGACCGCAACAAAACAAAAGACCTCCGCATCCTGCGCGACCACTTGGAGGCGGTACGAATCGTGCGAGGTTGGTACGAGGTTCCACCATTATGATTACTAAAGATATTGTTGTTAGCGCAATGATTTTTTCGGAGTGCGATGAGCGCATGGGGCCAGATGGCGAAATGTTTTATGAATTTTCGGAAGAGCAATTAAATACATTTGCCGAATTTCTTGTTGATGAGAAAGATTTAGAGATTGACCGGTTAACTGAGCGGTTTAAGCGTTTAGATCGCAAGTACAAAGAACTTAAGCGCGATTCAAAGCGTTTACCACCGGAAGTATCTAAATGAAGGCATATACCAAGCCGTCTCGATACAACCTGCGTTTGTCTCTAGATCAATACAAATTGCTGCTAGAGCGCAAGCGTCAGGCCGAGCAGAGTCAGCGGCGCATCCGTTACAGCGACTTGGTTAAAGCCTGGAATATTCGCCAGAGCGTCATTGGCACAGCCTTACAGCGTGGCATCAAGCAGTACGACTACGTGCTGTGGAAGAGAGGTGAAATATGAAACCCGACACTTACAAACTGATTGAGGTGTGCGTTGAGTCTGGCGTGGCATACGGATTGGCCCGAGCCTACAAACATAATGACGCACCAACGCGAGAGCAGATTCAGGAAAAGATTAGGGACGCGGTTATGGTTGAAATCTGCGAGTGGTTCAAGTTTGACCCGGTGGATGAGTTATGACCCCTTACTACTCGCTGATGTCGGATTGGGAAATCATCGGTCACACGATGGCGATTCCTGATTCGTCGGAACTGTCGCAAGCCTTGGCCGAGAAGTTAAAGCGAGTATTGGAGCAGCGTGATGAGTACCGAGATCAGAACTCAGCGCTGCGAGAGAAGTTGGAGCGCCTTGAGCGCGAATGTCGAGAACTTAAACGTTTATCTGAAATAGGAGAAGAGTGATGCGTAAAGCAATTTGTGTATTGATGTTGGCGTCTGCGATTCCTGCACAGGCAGACATATATGCTACGAGCGGAATGAAGGGCGACTGGCGAGGGAAAACGGTTTTGACCACCGAACCATGCCAGCAGGACGTAAGTCGCTTTAATCTTAATTTGAAACAAGAAGATATGAAGCGGGTGTTTTACATGACTGGCGAAGGGCAAACGAACGACGGTTGTTGGAAGCATGACAACGGCACAGTGTTGTTGGCATGGCCGAGCGAGAACGTCGTAGTTCGACGCCCAATTAGCAATTTCAAACTGCAAACAGGATGGAAGTAAGTTATGAAAAAGTGGATTGCATGTGCATTGCTAATGCTTGGCGTAGCCAATGCACAGCAGGCGCCGTATGTCATCGGCAGCGTACAGAATCGAGCCAATGGCCTGATTCAATTTACTTCCAGCCACGGCCAGTGCGGTGAAAAGCAGTGGTTTGTCTTTATTCGCGGTGACGGTGGCAAGTTGGAAGAGCGCGGTTGTTACGTGTTCGGCGAACAGTTCATTGTGGTGGCCTGGCAAAGCGGCGACGTATACACCTACGACTACGACGCTCTGACTCTGACGCCGGAAATGCAGTCTTTTATGGAGAAGAATAAATAATGGAACAGCGATCAGCAGAATGGTATGCCGCCAGACTTGGCAAGGTGACTGCCTCGAAGGTGGCTGACGTAGTGGCACGCACCCGCACAGGCTATGCAGCCAGCCGCGCAAACTACATGGCGCAGTTGGTGTGCGAGCGCCTGACTGGTAAGCCGACCGAGGGATTCAGCAATGCCGCGATGGAGTGGGGCGTCGAGCAGGAAGCCGCAGCGCGTGATGCGTACAGCGCACGGGTTGGCGAACTCGTGACCGAGGTGGGCTTTATTGACCATCCGGCCATCAAGATGGCTGGTGCGTCACCTGACGGCATCGTCGGCGCAGGGATCGTCGAGATCAAATGCCCGAGTACAGCAACGCACATCGAGTACCTGTTTGAGCGTGAGCCGCCGCAGAAATATTTTTATCAGATGCAATGGCAGATGGCCTGTACGGGTGCAGATTGGTGCGATTGGGTTTCATACGATCCGAGGATGCCCGAGAACCTCCAGTTACTCGTGGTTCGTATCCCAAGGGATACAGACTGCATTACCTTGTTAGAGAGAGAGGTCAGCGAATTCCTCGCTGAACTTGATGTTAAAGTGGCAAAACTGAAGGAGATGACCCTGTGAACTTTGATAACACTAACCGTGGCGTTTTATTCCCGAACGACAAGAAAGGCAACGAGAAGCGCCCAGATTTTACTGGCGACCTCAACGTGGGCGGCGTCGAGTACCGTCTGTCAGCCTGGAAGAAGGCCAGCAAGCAGGGCAATAACTTTTTGTCCATTAGCGTCCAATTAAAGGAAGGTCAAAAGATTCCAGCCAAAAACGAAATGCCCGCTGGTACGCTGACTGAGGACAACTGGGCAAAGGCTGACCTGAACGACCCACTGGGGTTCTAAATGATTAGCGACGAGAGAGCAGAAAAGGCTTTGCGGTATCTGGTGGATACCGACGAGCCTTGTGCGCTCGCCAAGGCTGAGATGGAGCGTGCGGAGTATGCGTGGAAGGCAACACGAGAAGCCGTGTTCACGCACGCAGAGGGTACGGTGGCGGAGCGGCAAGCGATTGCCGCGACCCACCACGCTACGAAGGAAGCGCACGACCGTTACTGCGCGGCGATAGCCGTGTACAGCAAGATGGCGAACAAGCGCGAGACAGAGCGGATAGTCCTCGATACTTGGCGCACGATTCAGGCGAACCGGCGACAGGGATAAAAAAAGCCCCACCGAAGTGGGGCAAGGACTCTCTAACAGGAGAACTAACGATGCCCGATCAGACTACATGGCGGGCGAGGGGTTTGCAATGGACATACTGACCGAGATTAAAGAACGAGACATCAGCAAACTGACGCCCGCACAGTGGTTTGGCCGCTTTGCGTATGTGAGAAGCGAGGACAGTTACTTCGACATGGTGGAGCGCCGCGAATTGTCGCGCCAGTCGTTCAATGCCATGTACCGGCACGTTTCGTGCGCCTCGATACATAATAAGCGCCGCATCGAAGCCTCTGTCGCGTTCGACGAGAGCCGCGCCGAGATGGGCGGACATGCCTTAGAGGGCATCACGTTTGCCGCTGGTGAGGCCGCTTTAGTCGCTCGTAGTGGGCTGGTGTACGGCAACCGATGGCGGGATGCCAGGCCGAAGGCCAGACCTGCCGACGTATCGCCGTGGCTTGACCACGCCGAGCGCATGATTCCTGACCCAATGGAACGGAACCACGTTCTCGATGTGATGGCTTACAAGCGGCAGAACCCGAACCGCAAGATAAATCACGCGATCCTGCACGGCGGTCTGCCTGGGTCGGGTAAAGACACCCTGTGGACGCCTTTCCTGTACGCCATAGGCGGAGGGCTGAACAGCAACGTTGCCATCGTGCGCTCGGACGAACTACAGACCCAATGGGGCTATGCGCTCGAATCCGAGGTCGTGGTTATCAACGAACTGCGTCAGGCTGGCAAAGACCCGAGAGCGTTGGAGAACAACCTAAAGCCGCTGATAGCCGCGCCGCCCGAACTGCTACAGGTGAACCGCAAGGGCTTGCACCCGTACTACGCGCTCAACCGGCTTTTCGTTTTGGCGTTCAGCAATGAGCGTGACGCGATTGCACTTCCTGCCGATGACCGCCGATGGTTCGTGCTGTGGTCGCACGCTCCAAGGATGCAGAACGATGAAGCCGCTGCTATGTGGCGATGGTATGCCGACGGTGGCCTTGATGCCGTGTGCGCGTATCTCGATGCCCGAGACGTTAGCGCGTTCAACCCTGGAGCCGCCCCACCGATGACCGATGCAAAGGCCATCCTGCTACAGACTGGCATGAACCCGACCGAGGCCGCACTAGCCGAAATGATTGCAGCGCGTCAGGGCGTGTTCCGTCATGGCTTTATCACTAGCCCGTTTCACAAGTTGGTGAACGATTTACAGAACGCGCTCGGGGATCGCTATCGGGTGAACCAAGCCGCGATAAACATCGCGTTGAAGGATGCGGGATGGACAGACCGAGGGCGTATTTACTCAAAGGAACACGTGACGAAGAAACACGTTTTCACCGCCCCCGAACACTCGCACCTTTCAAATAGTGAGGTGCGGCGCATGGTCGAAACCGCTGCGCCGCCCCCCTTGTCAGTCGTCAAATAGCACGGAGAACAGTACGGTGACTAATACGGCGATCAGGAATCCTGCCATAGCGTAGCCCTCGCCGTGTCAATGCAACGCCCGAGGTACGTGATCCAGTATCTACGGGTGCAGCGGGTTAGGTTGGGATATCGAGGCCGCAAGCCCCAACGCTCGTGGAACTCTGTCATGCCTTGCCCCTCGCCCTAATTGCGTCGGCAGCGGGTGAGAACTTGAAAGAGTCGCACACCTCCGCGCAAGCCTCCCGTTCAGCCTCGGCCACCAGTTTGGCGAAGTGTTCAATGGTCGCCAGTTCGCAGAGCCGAAAATCGAACGGGTTGGCGTTTGGGTGTGCTATGACCGCTTCCTGTATCAGCGGGATTAGTTCTTCGCGGGTCATTTGCGACCGTCCAAAGCCTTGCGGAGTTCTTCCACGAACGGCTGCAACTGTGGGACGGTTAGCCCTTCGTCCCATGCGTACAGCAAAGCGCGAGCGGTCGTCCTGATCCACTCATCACGGCTTGGCGGGTGGTCGTCCATCGACCGAAACAGGTCTTCAAGTTCGGCGATTGTGGGCGCGTGTGGTTTTTCCATGGTTCACCAATAGACTGAATCAGGGTTGATGCGTCGGCGGCTGTGCCAATTCGGGCGCGGCACTTCCCGCCAATCTAGGCCGCGACAATGCCAGAAGGACAAACGACGCCATAGGCTACGCATGGGGCGCACCTCGCAGCCTATAGCGGGCGTACCGCTTGCCGTTGCGCGTCTCTGACTGACATTCTATGTCCATGCCTTCGCGCCTCAAATCGGCTACGCGAGCAGCAAGACGGAAGCAGCCAAAGTCCTCAAGGGCATCAAGCGGGGTGAGTGACCGCCCTGACAGCAGGGCGGCTTTAATGGCTTCATTCTGCGACATCGAGCGAACTCCCTAGGTTTACTTCGTCAATCTCCCAGTCCAGTTGAGAGTGAACGGTGTAGCCGTGTTTGGCGATCTCCAACGCCACTTCAACGGCGTCATCCTCGTCGGCAGCCTCAACGGTAATAATCTCGCGGACGGTTGCCCACATGATCACGTCATACGCTTTCATGCGGCCACCTTTGCGGGTTTAACTTCATGGACGAATTCTTCAGCGTGTACACAGCCCATGTCGGTGAAAAACATATCGCCGCCATTGTCCCATTCTTCAAATGCTGCCTCTTCAGCAGCGTCGGCGTTTTCTGCCTCGATTTCTAATTCATAAATGTGGTGTTCGATACGAGCGATTTGTACGGTATAGCGTTTCATGCTGTAGCCCTCTCAACGTAAGGAGCGATAGCGAATTGATCACGGGTTGGCACTTCGGCAAGGTGGCCGAATTGGTACGCCTCCTCGCAAGCCTCTAAATGGTCGGTCAACTCTGCCTCTGCCTCTGCGTAGGTGGCGAACGTCAGCGGCTCGCCGTCCTCGCTCCAAGTGTTCTCATAGAAGTTACCGACTAGGGTCAGCACTTCCCAGCGTTGCGCGTTCATGCCGCACCCCCTGTGGCTCTGGCGATAGCAGCGCGAACGATAGCCACGGGCGAGTCGGGCGCGAGATTGGCTGTCTGATCATGCGACCAGATGCGGTTTACCATTTGCAGAGCGGCCAACAAGTCAGGCGCGGCAGCGATAAGGCGAGCGTTTGCAGCCACAATATCGGGATGCCAGTCGGTATCAAGCGAGCAGATCGGCGCGATATATGAACGGCTAGCCGTAGGGTCTACGCAAGCGCTGATTTCCGTTCCGTCATTTATCCAATGGCTCGGGGTGTATTGCGTATTCATGCGGCCTCCACAGTTGAGGTGATGACGGTAGACCACGCAGAGCCGTAGACGACTGGCGACCAGTAATAGTCGCCGTCAAAACAACCACCAGCGAAATCACCAGGCCAGCCTAATTTGGCGATGAGTTGCCGCGCTGCCTCCATGTGGTTCTCGTCAAGGTTGAGCGCGTGGTTATAAGGGACGTAGATGCGACCGGCCTCACATTGGGCGCTGAAACGTGAGCCGCGAGTGTTGCTCGGGTTGTGGTATCGGGTGCGGATAGTTTGCATGGTTAGTGTCTCCTAGTTTTAATCAGATGCGAGAAATGATGGCTTTTGCTGAACCAGAGATGACGCTATAGCCACCGGTAATGCGCGAGACGCGATACTTGGCACGGTCAGAGCGATACCAACGCAGCATCTGTGCGAGTCTGCGACGGTCTACATACTCAGCCATGGCAACGGGCATCGGTGCGAAACGGAATAAGAATTCGGTTTTCATCGGTAGTGTCTCCGTAAATTAATCGTTGGTGAGGATAGCGAGAATTGCAGTCGCAAGGCTGAAACAACCTGCAAGGAATAGCGGCAGGATGGCTCGTTCGTCTGCGATGAAGGCACAGATAAAGCAAGCGTAGGCGATAGGCAGAGTCACGGATGAAAGGCGAGTCATCGCGTCACCTCGCACTTCTGATAGTCGGGATGAAAGACGCCGACCGAATAGCCTAGTGACTTGACTGCCCACATATGGGCGGCACGGTAGTCCTCACGCTCAACTGCTCGGAGTGCGTCAACGAGGCAGACGCGAGCCGAAGACTCTTGGATAGCGTTGGTGAGGTTTTTGCGAGCGAGGATGATCGCTCTGTTGGCTGCTGTAATCATTAGCGAATCTCCGGTAAGAATGTCGGGGATGAGATCAGGCGAGACGACGGGAACACGAGATCACGCGCAAACGTCTCGGCAGATTCCAACGATGAGAACCAACGGACGGTAACGACTGACTCGGATTCGAGATCAGTCAAAAACACCTTATAACGACGATCCGCATTAGCGCGGAAAGGTGCAGAGACGTAGAACACCTCGGCAGTCATCTGTGTTTCGTGGTTAGTGAATTCTGCTACGCACATAATTAGTCGCTCCTGCTGTAAGGGAAGGGGCGGCTTATGCCGCCACCCACGTGTAGGTGATTCCGGTATCTGCCATCATGTAGCCACCGGCTACCTTCTTGATTGACCATCCGCAACGGCGAGCCGTTAAAAGCTCACGCGCCACTTCTGCGCGAGTAATCGGCAATTTCACGGCTGCACCGTTTCGACGCGATCCACCGAATACCATCGTTGCGGGGGCGGTAATGATGAAGTTTTGTTTAGTCACGTTAGTTGCTCCTTTGTTGTCAACGATTCCATTACAGCATCCTGACAATGTAGTGTCAACGATTATTTTACAGAAGATAGTATGCTGCAACGCTAGGTATTTGGTGCAGAGACGGCTAACTAGTCACCGTAATAGGCGAGTCCTCGATGAGCGTAAAGGACTAGTAAATAAGGGATAAGTGTGAGGGGTATGCGATATAGGCTAAGTCTCTTACTGCCGAATATTTCATCGACTGAGAGCAACTGAGATAGGCGTGTCTAATTCGCATATCACGCCTACCGTCTCTCTGTTCCGGCTTCTCTCTGTTGCAAAAAAACCACACGTATATACCTGTCGTATATACGCCACATGTTGCGTCCAGGCTACATCATGTAAACAATTCTCGTTTGCATAACTACATGAGAATCGATTGCATCCAGGCTTGTGGTACACGCACAACATTGTGTTGCGGTAAAACAACAGGGGGGGTAGGGCCAGAGCGTGACCGGTCACGATTACGAAAGGGTCACAAAAATTTTTTATTTTTTTTCAAACTTTATTTACCCTCTCCCCTAATAAACGATTGTTTGTTAACCTTTACTTGCAACGTCTGACCAGATGCGCTGGTAGCGACCGAGAGGAAACTGAAAGCAAGATGGTTTGTTTTACCTGCTAGCACTTGCTGCATACCTAAGGCACTAAACGTACTCCTAGACGCTTCCGCCTCGGCACACAGGTTCCACGGATGTTGGAGATCGCGGCCTCCCGATGGGACAATCCCATACGTTGCGACTTCTGCGCCTTTTTCCTAAAAGCACCGTATACACACACGCGCGCGTATACGTGGGGACTAGGGAAAAGTCGCAAAAGGCGCAGACAACGACTTTCCTTCTCGCCAAACCTTCTGTTACAGTTCCCGCATGGCACTAAAGATGACGGAAGAGGAGTGGTCGCAGTTTGCTGCCACGGCTTTGGTATGCCGTTCCTGCTTCTGGTCTGCCGAAGTAACCCGTCCGCAAAACAAGATTTGGTGCGCTCACCGTGTCGTTCACGGTTGGGTGACGGATAAGCCTCGATGCGACGGTCTGGCCTTTAAGTACGAGGATAAGCGTGCCGAACGAAGTGAGGACTTGAGGCATGGAGACGTTTAAGTCGATCCCTTTTAAGCCTCGGGAACTCAAAGCCTCTCAGGAGGTTTTGGATAAGATTTACGAGGCTGCCAAACTTGGGCTAAAGGGTGATGCCCTAGCCTTTGCTGCGGACATGCTGCCGACCGAGTATCGTAGGCTCTGCCAGATGGATGGGGCGGCTGCTATCGCGGAGGCTAAAGGTCGTGCTGACAGTGAATTTGAGGCGGCCAACCAGTTGCGCGTGGCGGCTCTTGGTGGCGATAGCAAGGCAGCACTTGCTCTGTTGCAGCACGTGCATGGGTGGGTCGCTAAGACCCAGGTGCAAGTCGATGTTAAATCGCAGATCAGTATCATCGCGGCGCTGCAAGAGGCGGAATCCCGCGTTATTCAGGGTCGAGTGGTGTCGGATACACCGCCTGCACTGACGCACGAACCCGCTAAACGTCTGACGCTGGAGCCAGTCAGTGCAACTGCCGATCTATAGCGCCGAAGAAGAAGAGTTGCTGATGAGCAAACTCTGGTCACCGTCCATTAAGGACGACCCAGAGGCGTTCGTACTGCTCGTCTTTCCGTGGCAGAAGAAAGGCACCCCGCTAGAGCATTTCCACGGCCCCCGTAAGTGGCAGCGTGAGGTGTTGCGGCAGGTATCTGCCCACATCAAAAAGAACAAGGAAGCGACCGCTTTTGAAGTCCTGCGTATGGCTACGGCTTCGGGTCGCGGTATCGGTAAGTCTGCACTCGTCTCATGGCTAATCCTCTGGATGCTGACTACGCGCATAGGCTCAACAACCATTGTGTCGGCTAACTCCGAAGCGCAGTTGCGCTCGATCACATGGGCCGAAATCACTAAGTGGGCAGCCCTCCTGATCAACTCGCATTGGTTTGAGATCAGCGCCACCCGCGTGATGCCCGCTAAATGGATTGCTGAGTTGGTCGAACGCGACCTCAAGAAAGGCACCCGTTACTGGTCCGTCGAAGGTCGTCTCTGGTCAGAAGAAAACCCCGACTCGTATGCCGGTGTCCACAACCACGACGGTGTGATGGTCATCTTCGACGAAGCCTCGGGTATCCCTGATCCCATCTGGTCTGTGACCGCAGGCTTCTTTACTGAAAACACGCCAAACCGTTTCTGGTTTGCGTTTAGCAACCCACGCCGAAACGAGGGCTATTTCTATGAGTGCTTCAACGCGAAAAGGAACTTCTGGACGACGCAAAGCATCGACGCCCGCCAAGTCGAAGACACCGACAAAGCGGTCTACGAGCAAATCATCGAAGAGTACG